TTTATTAAAACCCTCAATCAAATATCTGTCCTGAAACAACTGCCTTCTTATCTCAGGGCTCAAATTCAGTATATTCAGATCAAGTGTGTTGGCCGTGGAAAGCGTTTGTCGCTGTATAGTGAAATCAATGGTAAAAGGCGGCTTTATATCCAGTGCTGTGCCGTCTGTAAGCTCTATGAGGATTCTGTAGTCACGGTTAAACTTTAAAGACATTCTTTTCTATCCCCTGCGCCTCAGTGGCGTTTAAAAGGCCAAATACCGCCCTCTGGTTAGCGAAGTCGTCTATATAATAAGGATCAAAGCCGTCTGTCGTGCCGACAAAAAGACCAAAGCTGCTGTTATTCACAAATGCGCCCAAAAGGTTAATATTATTCACAACAGCTATATTGCTTGCTGTGATTTCACTGCTTTCGATTGACATTGACCATAGCAACTGTGTTGGCAGGTATCTCATGGTGAACGTAATTGATACGCCGGATTCTGATGTTGTATCAAACTGCTGAAACGGGATTGCCTCAATGGTTAATAGCTTCATTGCAAAACCTCCCCTGCTATCGAAGACAGGCCGGTAGACGTAAGAACACTTATGGCATCTTCGGCACCGGAAATAGTAGCAAAAAGAATACTGCTGTTGGCCTGTTGACCTTCCTGCTCCTGTAAAAGCTCTGCCTCCCGCTTCTGTTGCTCTCTGCGAAGCTGCCCAACCTTAACGCTTACTGTATCCGTTCTGGCAAACCGCATTTCCTTTAGCTGTATAGTTACTTCACTTTTGTAGAGGGTTTCACGCCCCTGCCTGAAAGACACGCTTGTTATAGCCAGATTAACAAAAAAACCATATGGTGTATTAGCGGAAATTAAAGCTTTTTTCTGCCGTAAAGTTTCAAAGTGTTTATATGCTTTCTCTTGCTTGCTTTGCCGGTTTGACGCATCAAAAAAGTTAATCCCCGGCTCTTCAAAGCTGGAAGGTATATTATCCTTTAATGCCGAAAATATGTTTGCAGACTGCGTAAATTTCTCACCAGCTAACTGACTGCCAACAACTTCTAATGTGTCAGCCGTATCACCCTGAATCGCACGCTGCGCCAACCGCACGCCCGGCGTGAAAGCAGGCGCTATATCGCTGAGGGGCAATAATTTTGGCCCCAGTTTCTCCGCGAACTCTAATGCTGTGCGCGGCGATAAATTATCGACAACTTCTGCCACAAGACCTGTTAAGCGAAACTGGCGCGGCCTGACAGCTATGTGATCCTGTATAGCCGTATTGTCCTCAACAAAATGATCGGTTATGTCATTCTCGCCTGTCACTTCCTGATTCAAGTCTATATCAAATAAATAGCCCGCAATGCCTGTTGTGTTGGCAGGTCTGACCAGAAACTTGTTAAGGGTTTTTTTAAAGTCGTTGAAGCTGTTGTTTACCTGCGTGAAATCTACCATCAACGCACCCCGCTATTATTAAAATCAAGCTGCGCACGATTCATCTGCTCCTGAATGGATAAACTGGTCTCATTAGCGATAGCCTGCGCATTATCGCCCTGTATATAGAATGTATTATTAAATGTATTGGTCTGCGCAGGCATCATGTCAGAAAGCGGCATCCCCAAAGGCCCAAGGAAGTCCTGTGCATTAAAACGCATCGCATTAAAAGGATTGCCGCCCGTGATCATGTTGGCAAGACTTCTTGTCGCTTCTTCTGATGTTCCACCATCTGTTTGTATGTTGCCGACTTTAGGGCCCCCCTCTATAGCACCAAGATACTTGAGCATTTTCGATAAGTGCTGAAAGACATCTGTTTCTGTTATTTCTTTTAGTGCCTTCTGGAATGCACTCACAAAATAATCTGCTATTGCGTCAAAAACGCTAATAAAATCATTTTGTATGCCTAGTATGGAACTTTTAATTGATGCTATTATAGCGCTATACGCCTGCCATAACTGACTTAGTTTATCTGTAACCTTTGTTACAAGTACATCACCCTCCTTCAGCACTTCCCCTATAAAACTGTTTTTTCCTTCTATAAAGCTGTATATATCTTCAATAATAAGCAGAAGGGCTGAAAGCTTCAGGATAAACGGGTTTAGAAGTGTTGCCACTGCCAACTTACGCAACGCCGGTATCATAACGAAAAGCAGTGTACCGGCAATAATATGCAGGCCACTATCTATGCCAAACAACGAGCGAGAAGCTTGCATAGCATCCCGGCTTAGCTTTACCAACACAACACCCAGACGCTCAAGAAGGTTAAGAGTGCCTATTATGGCAGGCGCCAGACCTGCAACCAGTTTATCTTGCAACCTCTCAAAAGTGAGAATGCGTAGCTCTATTTGTTTGCCAAGATCGTTTATTTTCTTTACTTCTTCTTCCGGCGTGGCGAGTCGTGAAGCAATATTCTGCACGCGCGCATCGGCCTCTTTCAGCATCGCCACAAAAGAAGGATCAATGCCAAGATTCTTAACAAGCTTTGTTGTGAGTGTAGGGCCAAACTTTTCTATAGATTGGCGCAGACCTTCGATAACGCCGAACGCATCTCTCTGAAGCCCCAGATTGAGAAACTCGGCGGCTTTCGCCATTGGCCCCGGTAAACCGGCCAGCTTCTGAAGATTTGTTAACTGCTCTTGTAGCTGCTGTACGCTTTGCGTAATTTGCTGGCTGCTGACATTAATATCAGATAAACGCGCGGCCACCTGAAGCTCTTGCAGCTTTTGCACAGAAAGTCCGGTCTGAACATTAAAAGCCTTGAGATTAGCCGCATTGCGCGTAACAGCGTTTTGCATGTTAAACAATGCCGCGCCTGTTACCGCAGCAGCAGCACCCAAGGCAACAGTACGGGAATTAAGGCCTAAAAGGAGCTTTTCTGTATTCTCTAATGGCTTCTTGTCTATATTAAAGCCAATATCGCCAAAAAATTCAGCTATTTTCATTCTGGTTTAGCTCCCAATGCGCCTGCTGGTAATCACTGTCAAACTTTTCATAGGCTATCATGTCCATGACAGTATTAACAGGGGCCTTCAATATTCTGTCCGGGTCTCCCTGCATCCAGCCTGCTTTTGCAAGGCGCAAAGCTATAAAGCGCGTCTCTTCAGTTACCCTTGTTTCTGGTAAGCTTCCGCGTCTGGTGTAGCTTGTTGTAACAATGAAAGCAGGCTCCTGAAAAAAGGGGCCAGATTAACCCAAAGAAAATAATAAAGCACTTCGTAGTAATCCTGCCAGTTTTCCGGCTTCCGCCAGTAATCCTGATCTATCGGCTGCAAGTCAATATTGCTGGATTTTTTTAACTCCTGCTGTATCTGATCGTGCAACTGCTCGTCTGTATCCACATCAACAAACGCTTGAAAAAGCACAGGGAAAAGCTCAAAAATATCTTTCTGGCCCACGTCTTTTTGCCCAAAGAATTTTTCAAGCTCAGGATTGCTTTTTGCAGCCTTCAGGATGCGGTTTTTAATCTTTTGTGCGCCCCAGAAAGAAGCATAACCTACGCTTAGCTTCTTGCCGCTCTGTAGATCATATTCGTGCATTATACAATAGCCCTGTCTGCGTTAGAGAATCTCAGGTTGTAAACACTGACGGCCTGCTCTGTCTCACCTGAAGCGCTTGTCTGCGCCTCAACATTTTTCGTGAAAATGCCCTTCGTCAGAGTATACTGGTGGATGACAACGCCGCCCTCGCCATTACCTATGCGCTGTGAGAACTGCGCGTTAGGCAGGAACCTGTCTGCAAAATTGTTTCTTTGCGCCTGCAACTCCTGCAAAAGGAAGTTGTCATCATCAGAACCGCGCAGGATACGCAAAACAACGTCTGCGTTATTACCTGTCTCGTTCTTGGTTATAACAGTGTTTCTGTTTTTACCGGTCTCAAGATTTGCCAGATCATTGGGAAACGTTAAATCAATAATCGTTCCCTGCGCCAGATCACTTAACTGCCGCTGGCCATCCTGCCCGGTGAAAATAAAAACCCCTATGTCTGCTTGTGTAAATCTGGGCATCGCGCTCTCCTTTAATCGTTCACAACAACAATAACGTCACTGGTATGTATAGCACCCGCTCTCTTAGCTGCTATTTGCACGAGAGGCGCTTTCCTTGCCGCTCTGTCTGCCGCCGATTGCTGTGCAATCGGTATACTGTAAACGTAAAAACCATATTGTGATATGTTTTGCTTAAATATAGCAGGATCACCAAACGTTTCAGTGCTTGTCCATGACCCCGGAGCAAAAGCGCCTACACGTACAAAGCGCTCCATAACTTCAGTGTAGGCTGCTTTTAGCAGGCTCAGGCCTTCTTCTGTCTGGGGCACTTTTGTATTCGTTTGTGCCAGAGCATTAAAACCGGCTGTCTCTAAAGCAAACTTTAAAGCCAGATCATTGTAAATATTGTCAAAGTAATCATTGCCGCCTGTGCTGTTTACCGAGGCCCGCCCCCGAAAAGAGACATACGTATCAAGGCCCGCATCTTCAGTCTGCGTGTAATCTGTCTGCGTTATGCCTGAATCCGGCGTAATAGTGGCCAGTTGCTTGAGCTGCATTGTTTGGCTGGTATCTGTGCCATTGAAATTCACACTAAGCGCACGGCCTGCATATGCCGATTTAAACAGGTTTGCCTCTTCCTGATTGTCCGTGTACAGCAAAAGCCTTGTCTGGCGGTTGCTAGCATTGGCAACCGTTGTGCCTATGCCGTCAATATCAGTTGTACTGCTCACATGATGGAAAAACAGCCTATCCTGTGACTGTATGCCATTTGCCGCTGTCTCAATAGCCGAGTCTTCAAGATTCAGGTCCGTAAGAACGCCTGTGAATGCGACCTCATCCTGCACCCGCGTGATCGCTTCCAGAATCGTCTCCCCGGAACTGTCAGCACCGCTCGTTGACGTGCCACTGCTTGTATCAAGCAACGTAGCCGCCGTGATATCTGTGCCGGAGCCACCACTTACAGCGGCAATGGATACAGACGTTGATGCGCCAACTTTATCGCTTGTGAAAACAACTTTACCGCTATCCTCGGTTACTGTGACATCTGTCACCGCTCTGTTAATTATCTTAGCAATGTCCGCAACATCTTCAACATTGGAAAAGTCAAGACTCGTAACATCAAAAGGCGTTCCGCCATCAATGGTAATCTCGAACTCGCCATCCGCAACACTGGTAAAATTACTAATGTTGCTGGAAATATCCGGCGTTTCAAACTTGCCTGATGTAGCGCTTGTTGCACTTTGTAATAGCGGAATAACAAGCAATCTGCCTGTGCCTGTTAGAATGTTTGGTGTCTGCGCAAAAATAGCACCGGCCATTTTCGCCGGTGTGCTACTGCTGCCAAAATCATTAGAAACTGAACTGGCTGTCAGATACTCCCGAAATACATCATTGCCGGAACTGAACTGTGATGTTGTGAAAAGCGCAAGGCTGTTTACGTTCCGCTCGCTTATCCCGCTTGGGGTCGGAGTAACTGTAACATTGATAATGTTACTTAATGCTAATACGCCACTCATGTGCTCTCCTTATCTATAGTAAACTCAAAATCGACTTCCGGCAAATTATCGCCATGGAAACTTGTATTAAATTCTTTGTACCAGTCACCGGCAGGTGTTGCAATTACCTTCTCATTATAATACCAGCTATGAACATTTATTACTATAGTGTAACGATGCAACATCGCTCCTTGTTCCTGTCTGGAATTATTAACAAAGCTTCGTGGTATCCTGAAGATTGTAAATTCTTCCTCGTCCTGCTTCTGACGCGCATAAACAGAGGCCATCGCATTAAAAACTTCCGCCCTTCTAATTAAAGCGTCATTATTGCGCGATAACAGGTCTATTTGTATCGCTTCGCGCATGACTGTCGATTGCTGCTCTACCAGCTCATCATTGACACACTTTGTATTGCTGGAAACGCTCATTATTTGCGAATCCACCATGCCCAGCGCTATAAAAAGGGAATCAGTGTTTGGTATTTTAAAATTATCATTGCGTATAAAAATCCTGTCTTGCGGCACGTTCATTTCAAACCGCAAGACCTCTGCTATTATCTGCTCTGGTAAAATACCATTTTTCACTTATTAACCATCTAACTGCACAAATACGGAGGGACTTGTCGCCCCCGACAAATTAAAACGCAAAACCGGGAAACCCGCCAAACTAAAATTGCCAATACCATTGTCTGTAAAAGTGACTTCTGTGCCGACATCATGCCAGACATCATTCTCATCCTTGGCCTGCAATTTTACCGTCCCGCCACCAAAAGTGCCGGATACGTAAACTGTCCCTACGAATACATTGCCTTTAAAAATAACGGCGGCTGTCGTTCCGTTGGCAGTAAGTGTGTCTGAAAAAAGGCTCATCTGTAATCCTCTACAACGTGATATTCAAAATAGTTATTAAGGCGGTAGTCGTTCTGCTCCATGACAATGTATGTTTTGCCATTATATCGTATTTTGTCATTATTTTCCAGAACAGGCCTTGTGTCAAAGACATGTATTTTTAGCCACTGGAAAGACCGCAGCCCCTCGTCAACAAACCGCAGTTCTTCTGTCTTTAAAGGCTGCACTGTGCCTTTGAATGTAACCAGATCGCTGCTTGTCTGCGTTAAAAAATCTGACGTAGTTTGTGTTATCCGCTCAAGCGTTATTGTGCTTTGCCAGCCGTTGAATGCCTCCTGTATCTGCGGCATCGTGCTAACTTCATTAAGTTTCTTCGCCATTAGGATACGATCTGCTTGTTATGGATTGCCGAAATGCCCCGGAATCAATAAGAGGTTGGCTTGATCCTTTTCTTTTTATTGTAGAAGGCGCATTTGCGGGCCATTGACCGTAACCTTGAGTCTTAAAAGCGCCCTGTATAACTGCTTCTGCTTGTGCACCCACTATATCAAGAAAGTTCTCTATGTTGCCCTCAGAGAGCGCTGTAGTGGCCTGCGTAGACACTGCTGCCTTGTTCAGTTCATCTATTCTTTGCTGTAATGGCATAGCAAGCCATGAGCGCGGCGGTATATTTTGTTCCGGGTCGCCAAACTCGTGAATGCGGCCAATTTCTGCGTTATTGATATCGTCTTCATCATCGCCTCTCGAGGCACTGTCACTCAAAACGCCGACACGCACAAAAGGGCGGCCTTTAGTGGTAGATTTTAAATTGCGCAAGCCGCTTAAATCCAGCTTCACCTTCGCTGTCATGGCTGCGTCCCCCCGCTTGCAATTTTCATTGTACCCCGTGTGCGAGGATAGATAATGTTCAAATAAAACACGCCATACTGATTTGACGTGTAATATGATAACACGGGGCTTTTCGTGTACTGTTCCGGGACTGTAAAGCTTTCTGAAACATTGCCGACACTTTTGTTGTTAACCGGAAAACTGGCGCCGCTGCTACTAATCCCCGCCAGTGCCATTTTTGTATTTTCCACCAGATAAAAAGCCGTCAGATACAAAAAAGACAGCTTGGCCTCATACTCCCGGCCTATTATGCCTTTATTAAATTGCAGGATAGCAAGATCCAGCGCCCTAGTTATATCACTGTCCTGTATGTAGTTATTTTTGCTATCGCTGATCTGCTCCCAGTCATTTGTATCGGTGGGAACACTTGTTACGCCGTTATTGAGAGCTTCATAAAAAAGACCGGTAACATCGTAAAAAACGACATCACCGGTATTATATGTTTCTGTGTTATCCCATTCAGGAAGATATGCAAAGTCTCTCGGAAAACGGTCCTTAAAGTCTGCTACTGTGAAATTATTAGGATCAAAGGCCATCGTTAACTAGGCTTCTTAGGCGGCCTCCCCGGTTTCTTGCCAGTGCTTTGCGTAGCTGTTGCTTCGGTGCTGGAATTCTTCTCCGCAACCTGCTCTTCCCCGGTTTTTTCAATCCCGGCTTTTTCTTCCAGTTCTTCGATGTGATCTTCCAGAATGGTACAGTTGTAACCACGCAAGAGATCTGATGCTTTAGGCCCTACCTTTTTATAATCGCCCGGGTTAAGCGTTTCTGCCTCTCCTGAAACATCATTCAGAAACTGGATGCGCGCATTACCAGTATTATGCACAGTAAGTTTTTTCATTGTCCCACCTTAATTAAAACGTTGCTGTATGGTCAAAGTAAATGACCTCGTTAGGACGATAGGCCTCTACGCCGGTGAACTGGCCATATGCGACACTGTAATATGTGAAGTTCTCAATAGTGTCAAAAGCCGTAGTCGTGTAATCAACCGGAATATCCATCCTGATTGTATCCGGCTCATGACGATACATGGCATAACGGTTAAAGCCAGTGCCGCTGTTAAGAACGTTTTTGTTCTTGTCTTTCTGAGAATAAGCAAGCGGCATAACCTGCAAGTTTTCATTATCAGAAGCTACCCGCAGAGAATCAATCAGTTGCTGCAAGCGACTGTATCCGCCCGGAAAGTCGGAATAAGGCCGTGCCAGACCCTGAAAGTCATTGAGCGGCATTACAAAATGCGTCGGCATACCTAAGTATTCGGTATTTTGTGTGTAAGTCGCCACGATCCCTTCAAGAGCTGTCTTGAACTCCGCGTCCGTCATTTTTGACAGGAATTTGTTAATGACAGTCGTGTTTGCCGTTACATTATCCAGTGTCAACAAACCTTTAACGCCACTGAAGCCCGGCAGACCAAGAAACGCGGTTTGCTGTATACCAAGCTGCCAGCGCTTGTAACGGGCTTTTTCGTAAGCCTCAATAAGACTCCAGTTACCGGAGCGTTGCGCACGGGCAAGCTCAATAATGTTGTATTCTGTGCTGTCTGCCCAGTATTTGGTAGGAACCTGTTGCGTTTGGATCTCCGCCGATGCCCGCGCATAACGTTGCGCATTCGTGCCGGGATCTATAATGCCCTGCTCAAAAGACTCCGCTGAGCTAAGCGTTTTGTAAGTCAGGATATCATCAGCAAAAGCATTCTCGCCTACTGTAATCGGCACATAATCAGCAGGCGTTCTTTTGCCAAGCTCATAAAACTTTTGCTCCACTACCCGCTGCTTAATGCCGGTAAGCGTATCAATATCAGCAATGAAGCCGCTGTTTTGGTTGGTGACAAGGCCGTTGCCATTCATTACTACCGGTGCAGCAGGGGCATAAGGAAGTTGCGAGGCATACTGCTGATTAAGCCGCTGCTTGCCTTGCTTTATGGCATATTCACGAGGTGTCATTAATTCTCTCCCTGTACGTCTTTTGCGTTTGCGTATTTATAAATTAAAGAACTTTGATTTCTACGCGGATCAGATCACCGTCAGCAGCAGCGTTGTCCAGCGGGCGGCCTATGGCGGTTCCTGTATTTTGTGGCTGCACTTTCTGTCCTGTAGGTACATACTCAAGTAAACTGTCCGTCTCGCGATTGATCGCGCCAGCAGCTTCCATAATCATTATGATGCCATTGCCGGAAGACTTGGCGACCTGCCCGGCCTCGGCACCTGTTGTGCCGCGCGCGACATCATAAGGCATAAACCCGACGATTGTGTCTGTTGTAGCGGTGACAGCCGTAACCACCGGAAGATCGCCTTCCGCCGCATTAAACTTTAGCGCCTCACCGGGAACAATCGGGTCAGCCTCAGAATCATCGACTTTTACCGCCAAAGAGTTAAAGCCCGGATCAGCAGTAATCCGACCTTTTTGATTCTCGAGGCTAAAACTTGTTACTGATAAATTGGACATGCTTTACTCTCCCTAGTATCTTTTGCGGCCACGCTCGACCTTGTCTTGCAACGTTTCAAAAACAGGAAATTGTTGCCCTGATTCTTCGCGCATTTGATAAAATTTAGCATTGGCGATAGTAACGGTATCGTCTCTCTGCTCTTTGCTGTTATCCACGGGTTTTTCGGCAGAAGCGCCCTCAGGCTGCTTGCTGTTTTTCTTTTTGTTGCTTTTATCCTCTTCCTCTTCTTCTTCGTGATCGCCCATGTTCTTTTTCATTTTTTTGTAGGCGTTCACCATCTCCTTTACTGTCATATCACCGTCTTCGGTGTTGACCTTCATGGACATGTATTCTTTGGGAAGATAATCGTCTTCGTTGCTTGTGTGCTCGTCCTCAGTGTCGCCTTCCTCTTGCGGCTGGCGGCCCTTTTCTTCTTCGTAGTCTTCATTTTTCATTATTGTCCGCTCCTCAGCGTTCTTATAATGTTCTTTATATTCAGCATTAACAATTTCTTTGCTGTTCTGCAAACTGTTTCTTTTTTCCTCTAAAAGTTTTTTATAATTTTTATATTCATCCCGGGTGTAAACCTTTGAAGCTTCGTACCTCGGATTGGGCACTATGGCCATATGGTCAAAAGCTGCTCTGTTGACCTGACTTTCGTACGGGATGTTATTATATTCCCCGGAACCGCCATATTCCAGAGCGGTGTAGGCGTTACTTACGCCCCAGCCTTTTTTTATGCAGTCTCTTGCTTCATCGGAGTCAATAATCATCTTGGCCCATAGCCAGCCGTCCATTGGCTCATACCAGCACTCTGTGACTGTGCCGTCTCTGTATTCCAAATTGCCAAGCGCGTCATTCTCATGCATGACAAATACAGGCTTGCCCTCAAAACTGGCGCACATTTCCTGCATTGTCTCCAAAGGCATTAAAAGATTGCCACTGCTGTACCCGGCCAACCCCGGCACCATATGACAGCAGTAATACACTTCCGGGAACTGCTTGGCGTTCTTTACCTTTTGAATAGCATCTATATTTTCGTTAAGCGCCTTTATAATATCTTTAAATGAATCACTCTTTTTCCCCGGCACAACAGTATAATCTTTATCACTGTCACTTTTTGTCATTGCAAACCGCACTGTCAGCGTCCCGCCGCCAATATTAAAGTCTACATACTCACATTCTTTGGAAGTGCGCTTATACTTGATCTTGTAGTTATCCAGTATCGTCTCCAGAGCACTGGCCTGAACCGAAAAAACATCCGAATTTATAGCGTCTTCTGCGCTCTTGTACTGCTCATCCACAACTTCAGCAAAGCACTTATGGGCAGATTCAAGAGACTTCTTTGACTTATCAAGTAATTTTTCTACGGCATCTTTGGGTAGATTTGTTGCGCTAATGCTTTGCTCCTGATCGTCAGGCTCATCTTCTTCGCCCCCGCTATCTTCGCCGTCTTTGGGTATAAAACGGCCTTCATCGTCTCTCGGTTGCTCTGAAGGGTTGAAACCTGCATCGTTCTGCTTTTGTTCATATTTTTCCACCACTTTAGGTGCCCATTGCTTTATAGCGGCATCAGACCCCCAACCTATCCACGCAATATAACCGTTATCTTTCCACGGCTCTCCCTCATGCTCATCATCTATTTCGGCATTGTCTTCGTGGCGGGCAAACTGCGATATCTTTTTAATCGTCTCTATATCAAGCGGCTCGCCACTGGCGATTTGCTTAGCTCTGCGCCATCCCGTTTCAGTCATACCCTTCACTTCATCGCCGTACTTATCACGGTAATCAAGCGCTCTTTGTGCGGCTTTTTGTGCTTGCTTAGGCGGGGTGAGGTCTTTATCGGTTAATTCGGTCATAAGGGCAAAATATACGTTTTTGTAGCTGTTATCAATTTAAAATAGGTATGTCCACGCAGCGGCATCCCCAATCCATGCCCGGATGCTTTCTTTCGCCTTTCTCGTTAACAACAGGCGGCGTTGAATAGTAGTACCTTTTGCCGTTCAGCTCTTTGTGATGCCTGCGCACTCTTTCGTCCTGTGACGTACTCCACTCGTATTCGTTGATGCCGACATCACTGTAGCGCGCTCTTTTAAGGGTATGCGTAAAAAGTGATGTTTCCTGTCTGGCAAGAAATTTTGCCTTGTTAACACTGACATCAAATTCATGCAGCACGATATCAGCTAACTGCTCCGGCCTTTTCCCGGATACAATTTCATTCTCCAGCCTTCTACGCAGCTTTAATACTTCTTCATCGGTAAAGCCTTTGATGTGCAGATCAAGATTGTCGCTCCATTCTTTTGATATCCTGTCTCTGCGGCTCTGGTCTATTTTTGGCTTCACGCCGATAGACTTATCAACTCTTATAACAACATCATCATATAATTTGCTGTAGTCATAAACATTAACAGGCTTGATTTTATCGCCATCAGGGAGGCTTTGAATCATTGCGGCCTGCGCCCTGTCAAAGCGCTGCCCCTGCGCCACCAGCGCTGCTACATGGACAGGTGAAAGCTTATCCTGACTTATGCGCCACCCTTTTACCCGGCTATCATAATTCGCCCCCAGCTCTTTCAGGTTGCGTGTCAATGTTGCATTAAATTTTCCATAAAAGACACTACCGGAATAATATATATCCCCGTTTTCTATAGCCTCAGCAATCGCATCCTTGCTATTTAATACAATCTTGTTCTCTTTGAGAATATTAATTAGTGGCGTGAACAGCGTATCCCTGAAATAATACGCTATGCTTTTCTCAACCGGTTTTATATAAGACGCTTTGGGCTGTATTGGCCGCAGAGTGCGCATAAAACCTCCTACACTGCATCGCCGGTGCCAACGCGCACATCATTACCAGCGCCGCCACCTTCCTGCATATACTCTCTCAAAGCCTCATTAAGGTCATCAGTTTCCTCGATCCTGATAGGCAGCAGGTTGGCTTCGTTGATAGCCCTTTTAATCGCTGAGGTCTGGTCAAAATAGCCTTGCTGCGCTGCCACCATAAGCCTGTTAAACTGCTGATTCTTGACGTTTTCTTCCTGCTCATGTGTCATGGTGCGCAGGGGATGGAAATGTATTTCCAGATCATCAGGCGTTGTGCCGAACAAAGTCTGCGCGACAACAGAAATAACATCCATAAGATATGGCTTTATATTCTCTCGTAATTCACTTTCAATGGAAGCATTATAATTCTCCAGATCATCATCACCGGCGTTAAAGCCGCTCGCGGATATGCCGAACAGCTTTGTAAGCGGCATCTTTAAATCACCGGCAACATTTTGCCTGATTTGTTTTATCACCTCAGCAATGCCACTGAACTGTATCTGCTTTTGCTGGTAATCGTCCTCAACGTCCATCGTAATGGCGTTTTGCCAGTTTTTAACCTGATTCTGCTGCGATATCCTGTCTGCGACTGCTTTTGCGCCGTCACTGGTAAACATACTTTGGTTAAAATCTGTGATTTTATACACATCAACCTTTGCCTCATCTATCAACTCAAATATCAGTTTTTGATACTTCATGAACTGATTGAGTGAACGTATTACAGGCTCAAGTATGCTGGAACCCCAGCCTCTGTAACGCGGCAAAAGAAAGCTCGGCGGCTCTTTGCCGTTAATGAACATAACGCGGCTTTTATGTACGCGCATGTCGTAGTATGACAAAAATTCCGGTAAGTCGGCCTGCGAACGGAACATACCATAATGCCGCACAGGGGCAGGCAGGCCGTGATATATCTCCCAAAGATCAGCACTGCGAAACTCTATCTCATCACCCTGCTGTATATTCTCAAGATCAATCGGCTGGTCTACTCGGCCACAGCCAAAGATTATAAGCGCTGACCCGCCATACAGCCGCATCCATTTTAGCGCCTGCTTTATCTGATAGGTGACACGGTTGCGCGTCATGTATGAATGCATCTGACGCTTTTCTTTCTCATCCAGAAGATCTGTGTATATCTCAAATCCGCCACGAAAGGCATCTTCGACAGGCACGTCTATAAAGTTTTTAACAAGGCCGTGCTCTTCATACATCCACGAAAGCAATGACCTGTCGTTGCTGACTGGGTAATAGCGCAGATTTAAATATTGCGTATCGGATTGGCTTATCTGCGAAGATCCTGCGCCGAAGCGATCACCGATTAAAAGATTACTGGTAAAATCACGCAAGCGATTCTGAACCTGATCTTCCGGTTTTGTAGCTTGCGCATCTCTGCGCTTAAATTCTGACATTATCGGGCCTTTTGCTATATTGCATCCAGAATGCTCACTTTATTGCGTACGTTGTCATTGATAGCATAGCGTATGCTGTCTATACAATGATTCCACTTATCTTCATACACAGGCAAGATTTCGCCTGTGTGCCTGTCTGTTTTGTAGCAAAAATTGCGGAACTCTTCTGCTGTATGTTTGCACCTCGGATGGATGTATACCATTTTAAGCGCTTTCATGTAGCGGATACCCGCGTCTATGAATGTTCTGTCACGCGATCCGCTCAGTTTCTTCACGCTTTTAAAGTTCAGCCCTCTGGAACGCATGGCCTGCACAAGCTCCGGTCTGGCACTGTCAGCATTAACCGGCCACGCCTCACCCTCCAGAATCCTGTTAAATTCCTCTGCCAGCGTATCGTGATCATGTATATCTGATTGGTAAAATTCACGATCTATATACAGGGCACCGCCTTTGATAAAACAACGTATCATAACTGTCGGGTCATTGTAGCCCCAGTCTGCGCCAAAGAAAAAACGCTGCTGCTGCGTTTGTTTAACAGGCGGGGTATCAAACTCCTCTACACTGAAATGCCCGGCAAAAACAACCTTGTCGGAATGACCAACCACCTCGCCAAGATATTCATGCCTGTAAGACTCTTCATCGTTCTTTTTAAGCTCTTCCGCCATATCAATAAAGGGCCGCCCCAGCCATTCCTGTGGCGCCTCAAGATACGTGCTTTTGTGCAAATACGTGTCTTCGCTTTCCGCCAACACCTCCAGCTCTCGGTTTAGCCAGTGGTTAGGGTCACGCGGCGGGTTATAACTCATGAGTATTATGTAGTCTTCCGCACCTCTTACAAACGTCTGCATGGCGCTTCGTATTTCCGCCATTGAGCTGAACTCACTAAGCTCCTCAAACCATATTACCTTAAAGTGGCCTTGCTCCAGCGTTTTACCCTTAAGCTTCTCCGGCTCATCGAGGCCGCTGAACATGATTTTCTGCTTTGTAGGCAGCTTGATTTCCATTGGCGCGGTTGTGCTCTTTACAAAAGTCTCTATGTTCAGTCTGTTGGCCGCAGCCTTTATGTCTGTAAATACACTGTCACGCAGAGAGTTGGCGGTCTTTCGCACCACCATTCCATTGGAATTTTTATCGCGCAAAAGTTGCAAAAGCACCTGCATAGCGCAAAAGCTTGACTTGAGACTGCCTCGGCCACCCCGGAGAAGAAAAAACATGTAAGGTTTGCGCTGGTCTGGCGCATACGCCCCTTTACGCGCTATAGCGTTATGGATATCGTAAAAATTAGGCGCTATTACTTTATCAAGCGGCGCTGTCTTGCTGACCTGACTGGACATTAGAGTTTGTGCCTTCCTGATTGTTCCCGATAAAAGTAAATTCTACATTACCTTCAGGCGGAAGGTCAGGCGTGAATTTTTCTTTATGCATTTTAAGAAGATGATTCAGGCTTTTTTGTAAAGCGCCCCATGACTCGTCGCTAAATCGCGGTGCGCTTTCCTGTAGTTTTAGTAAAAAATGCACACCACTTGGTGAAATATTTTCCGCCTCAAAGTCTATATTTTCAACACTACTGACAAGAGCAATGCGGTAATGCTCTGCATTGAAGCCGGGCAATACTTCTTGCAGTCTCTGCGGCAAGTCTTTTGACGCTGTTTTGATCTTTTTACGCAGGCCGGATATCGATATATTCATTTCCCCGGCCAGATCGCTCATAGACATGTCAGCGTCAATCAGGCGCTTGCGTATGTATTTTTCAACTTCGGTATTTTTATTCTGGCTCATAAAGCGAATTATAAACCAGTTTTATCAAAATAACAACCAGCGGGATGAGCGCTTGTTGTTATTCTTCTGACTCTTTTTGAATCTCTAAATCCCGCAGAATATCAGGTAACTGCATTTCCGCATCCTGAACAATGCTCATCACCGGCCAGAGCACATCATTGATAAGCACGTAGAGACCTTTGTGGTCATCGGCGCGCAAATCAAACTCAATATCGCTGTTGTTTAAAGCAATGAACCGTGGCGTTTCTCCTTTGAAGCCAATGCTAATAACAAGCTTATCGTCGGTTATTGTGGTAAGCTGATGATTAAAATCGCTTATATCGTTGTAAATAAAATCAAATTTACCTGACATATTGTCATTTCAGATGTTGTATTTTTTATAAAGGCTGTTATAACAGAAATATAAACGGAGGTAAAGTAAATATGGAAGATCAGGAAGATCAGGAAGTGCTGGCGATACCCAAAGCCTACAGGGGAAAGCGCGGTGAAACGCTGCACGGGTTTGAAAATTTGTACCGGGAGGGTGATTTACTTGTATTCAAAGACAAATCCCCCCAAGAAAACCATAAAATATGTGATAGTGCTTACAAATATGCCAGAAGACACGGCTTTTATGTAGCTGCGAAGAGAATAGGCAACAAGCAGTATATCATTCGGCTTGATCCTCTCCGGCATGAAAGGAAAGCAGGCGACAGTATCGTAAAGTACAGAAAAAGGGATTATGAATGGAAGAAATAATTATTCTCTTATTCGCAATGTCGGTTTATTTCGCGCCAACACTGATTGCGGATAATTACAACGCAAAAAACAGGAATATGATACTTTTGCTTAATCTGTTTTTAGGCTGGACAGTCTGGATGTGGTTAATATGCCTTGTATGGGCTGTTGTTGATCAAAAGGTGGTGAGAGTAAAATGACAATAACAAAAAGCGACATGAGCGCTTTTCTTGATACGCTTGTTGAAATTCCGCCTATCGAGCGGAACCGACACACAATTTACGGCTTTGAGTGTCTTGAGAAGCACAACGACCTACACGTTATACCGCAGTGCGGTGACAGGAAAAAACTATGTAAAATCAGGCAGGCGGCATATAAGTACGCCAGAGAAAAGGGATTTAAGATCATCACGAGAACGTATGATTGCGCTCTTTTTATATGGCGCATTGATTATGGCAGAGAGGACGAGGTTGTTTACTTGGAAAAGACATGGACAGAGCGATGAAGCACATTAGCCGTGCGATGAACAAGACCCTGAACAAAGAAGAAAAAGATGCATTCAGCGAAAGTATGCGCCGGAGTGAATATTTGGAAGAAACAGATGGGGAATACAGAGATAAATTGCTGGCCATTACCGAAAAAGGCCAATGGAATGAATGGGTTTTATTCTTCTTAAAGGGGGTAAAGATACAAGCCAAACGAAATAATCAGAAAGCAAAACTGGATTGGGCCCTGTATGAAGAGTTGAAAACGTCTTTCCGCGAAGTTACAAAATCGCAATACTCGCAAGCCGCTCTAGATGCCTTTTTTACCAAGCCTGTTATTAATTCCACTGATTTTATCAAAATATCTAATATTGAGAACCGTGGAACAGCCAATGGTATATTGAAACAACTATTAGATGCTAATCTAATTACATTACTGAAAGCCGGATCCGGAAGAGCGCCTTCAACCTATGTTTTGCCTAGATTGTTCAATATTGTAGAGGGTAAAAAAGTTTTTGGAGTGTAACTTTGTGTATTGTTTATAGGTCACTAACTATTTTGTGATCAGTATATATGATTATACTGTACACAAATGAATGGGATTAAAAATGTTAAATTCGTTACCTTTAAAAGACTATCAGGAAGTTCTTGATACACTTGAAGAATATCTAAAAGTCCTTCGGTCCAGTTATCGCAGAGCAGAAAAGCTGTATGAAATTGAAAAGGAAAGCGTTATCAGTAAAGGCGATAAAGAATTGCTGGAAAAGTTGTTTGCGTTAACCAAACAAAAACGAAGGTTTGACTAATATACGGCCTTGACAAAAAAAGAAATACAATAAAAATAAAAGAAAACGCTAACAATAGAGGCGCAATATGGAAGAGATGCTAAAAGAAAGAATCCTTGGTTTTGAGAGGCGGCTGGCAAACATATATTCGACACAAAAAGAGCTTGTTGAAAGGTCGGGAGTGTCTAATTCAACTATAAGCCACTGGCGCAAATTCGCTGTAACAGGACGGGGCCGCCGCCCAAAATTGCCTTTGGTTAAAACGGTAGATGAGGCACTGGTGCAGATGGAAGAAGAGTACATCGCGTTTAACAAAAAACGCCCCCGTGTCTGATACAAAGGTGCCAGCGTTTTGATAGCAGAGCGCTAGCACCTTGCTATCATTATTATACGCAACGCAGGGTTGTAGCCCCAAGTAAAAAATAAAAACGGAAAGAGTCTTTACAAAGTTTTGTTTGTATTGTATAACATAAAAAAACAGAACAAAAGGTATAAGCATGAAGATTAAAAAGTTAGCCAGATATGGCTTTGATGAGCTTAAAAAGCACGGTGACTATGTAGCTATAACTTTCTCAGGGAGAAAAGGCTTAATAGCTGCCAGAACATCAGCATACCAGTACGCCTCGTATAATGGCTTTAAGGTTATTACACGCACAGAAGACGGCGTTTTATACGTCTGGCGCGTTGATGCCGACAAGCAGGATCAGGTTGAGTATGTATGAGCGAGCAGGGCTGGATAAAACTACACAGGTCGATGCTCAAGTGGGAATGGTGCGATGACTTCCCCACCGCCCCAGACTGGAAATCTTATTTACCTAATGAGTGCGGAACTGACTTTGAAGAGCATCCATCTGACGGAACCTTAAGGGAATAAAAATGCAGGGATGGTTTAAAGTGTATCGTGGATGGATGGAAAGTGATGTTTTTGCTTCTGAGGCCTACACTGAGCGAGAGGCTTGGTTGTGGCTGATTGAAAACGCTTTAATAAAAAACACAACCATAAGTGTTAAAGGCCAGCCTGTTGAGCTTGAACGCGGGCAGTTGTCGTACTCTATGCGCTTCTTAGCCGCCCAGTGGGGATGGCACAGAAACCGCGTAAAACGGTTTCTTGACCGCCTAAAATCGTGGACAATGATCCGGGCAGAAACCGGGACAGCAGCGGGACAGGGGCAGACCATCATAACTATCTGTAATTATTCGAAATTTCAGGACGCATGGGACAGCAGTGAACAAAATCCGGGACAGAAGCGGGACAGAAGCGGGACAAATAATAAGAAGGAAAAAGAAGGGGAAGAATTAAAAAAAGAAAAATTACAAAAAGAAAAAAAGCAAACCAGCCAGATGGCGATGAAACCGGATAGCGTTGACCAACAAACGTGGCTGGATTTTCTCGAAGTGCGCAAAGCGAAAAAATCTCCCCTGACGCAAACCGCCGTTAAAATGCTTCAGACAGAAGCCCGAAAAGCCGGATGGGATGTTCAGGATGCCGTGGAAGAAGCAGTCGCAAGAAACTGGCAAAGCTTCAAAGCTCACTACGTCAAAGATCAACCCGCCAAAAGCAATAACACCAAACAACCCGTTTGCCTTTGATATGAGATGCCTCAATTTGGCGATTTCAGAAGGCTGTGGCCCACCTAAAGCATAAAAATGTTTATGTACCTGATAGATATCAAACTGGCCTTGTGAGGCCTTAAATCGAGAAGTTGAGAAAAGCAGTCTATGAGCCATAAACCAAACCTCGTTTCCCTAACCGATGAAGCCGCGCAGCAAGGAATTGTCATCAGGCGGCAGTGTAACTCAAAACAAACATGTCCCCGATGCTCACACCAGCGACAAAACACACAGGATCGCTGCCTG